TCTTAACATTGGTATTGACCGTATTGAGGTCTTTAGTTTGCGTCGTACATCACGTACAACTAACCGACTTATTCCGCTATACAAGCCCAAGGAATTTGGTGACTACTCACCCATGGAACGCTTGTGGCCCGATGTTGACCCTGGCATCATGAATCGTGAAGTGCTTGAAGACGACTTGCGCACAGATGTTTACATTGACACTACCCCAAGGTCTGGGCAGACCACTAACGCCTATTACTGATGGATGTACGTAGAGAACTTGACATTATTAACAAACACTTTCGTAGGCACCATAAGGTAGCTAACGAAACTGTAGTTTGGTATGAATTTAACATCCTGGGTTCTGCCAGCGTAAACAGTATTTATGATGATGTTTACGACGAAGGAATTCGCGGAACTGGTGGCAAATCATATAAAGATGGCGTAATTATCCCAATTATGTTGGGGTCTGAAAATGAAGATCAAAAAAGGGCTATTCCAGAAGCCAGACAGCCTGTTCAAACAATGGACATTTTTGTGTCAATTAAAGACATGCGTGATGCTGGTATTTCTACACCATACGAATACCGTGACCATTTAAATGATTTATTTTTGTATGACGGACGGTACTATGCGGTGTATGACTACAAGGTTAGAGGTCGTCTAAAAGACGACATATTTGTCCTTATTTCAGGTCAAGAAACATTTATTAACCAAGAGTTCCTAAATGATCCAGGCCCTGGTGCGCTTGGTCTAGACAACTTTCCTTGGCCTGCAACACTTCCAATAATAGAGTAGAATAGGAGTACTCAACGAGCGTTGAGTGCCCCAACTGCCTAGACTCGGAGAGTGCGCCATGCGATTGGCTTCCTCAAAACCTTCTTCTTTGAGTCTTTCACTTGCCGCTATTTTGGTTGGCTCTACCGGTCTTAATAAGCAATTCACTAAATCAACTGGGGTAAATACTAAGACCCGTAAACTTGCAGCTAAGTACCAGGCTGAAGTTCGTAAACACGCCAAGACCCAAGAGGGTTGGTCTGAAATTGCTGATTCCCTTAAAGTTTCTATTTTAAATAATAATTCTGTAAAAGTTTCAATTGATGGTTCAAATGAAATTAAAGAAAAAGCCAAGATGCTTGAGTACGGCACCGGTGAAAAATCACCTAATGCCCTTATTAGAACGTTTGAATCTAAGTTTAATGATGATGTACAAATGTCACTTAGGGGTTACAATTGAGTAACGCTGGATTCCTCTTGGCAGAAGATGCTGCTGTAAAAGCCAGATTTGCAAACATTGCTGTTTCGGATGACCGAGAAGCAACTCGCGTTGCTGATGTGTTCTTTAGGTATCCGGATGGTGAGAAAGAAAAAAACTACCCATTTATTACCATTGAAAACGTAGGCATTACCCATAATAGGGCGTTACAGCATTCTGAACAGAACTATTACTACAGTAACGACTTTGCTGGAGCTTCACTTTCGCCGTCCTTTATTGACTACTTTCCGTCAGAACTAGATGCTGCAGGTATGTCTACCACCCTTGGTGCAGGCGCTTACTTAAAAATGGATTCCTTTGTGCCAGTTACCTTGATCTACCAGGTATCTACATACGCACGAAGTGCCCTTCATGATCGTCAACTTACGTCAAAGATTATGCGCCGAGTAGTACCTTTGCGCAAGGGCTTTATTGACGTCCCAGAAGATGGGACAATTCGTAGGTTTGACCTTATGTCTTGGGGTAACAGTGACCTTCTTGATGGAGAAGCTGGGTACCGCAAGAGGATCTTTAGAAAAGTGTACACAATTCATATGTCAGCCGAGATACCAGCTTCAGATATGACTGCCCTCAAGCACGTCACCTCTGTTGTTGGTAAGATAACAAACATAAACAATTCGAGTAATTCTGTATTCATCCCGCCGTTTTTGGAGGTATTTTAAATGGCCACATATTCAACTCCAGGTGTATACGTAAGTGAATCAACGTTAGTTAGCAACACCCAACGTTCTAACAACGCCGATTCAACTGCCGTATTCTTTGGTACTGCCCCGCGCGGTCCACTTGCTGCAACTTTGATTAACTCATGGAGTGGCTTTAAGTCAATTTATGGGGATATCAGTGCTAACAATGAACTTGGCTACGCTGTCTATCACTTCTTTGCAAACGGTGGTCGTGAAGCCTACATTGTTCGTGTTTTGCACACCTCTGGAAGTGCTCCTCTTGCAACAACTGCTACGGCAACTGTTCCGTACTACCCAACTGGTAGTGGCTCAGCCTCTGGTTCACTCCTTACGTTGAGTGCAACCAGCCCTGGAGCATGGGCTGACGGAACCTTAACCAATAAAGGTTTGTCTGTAAAAGTTAACTCGGACAACCGCACCGGAGCAATTACTGCTACTGCATCGGTTATCCCTACTTTTAACTTGACCGTTTATCTTGATGGTGCTGAAGTTGAGCGTTGGAATGAGATTTCAACAGATCCAGCAAACAACCGATATGCGCCCACTGTATTGAACACCTACTCCCAGTACATCAATGGTGTAGTTGGTGCTTCTGCTGGAAGTGTTACAGCCGCTAGTGCTACTTGGGAATTCATTACTACTGAGAAGAAGTTCTCCGCATCGGTTGATGGAACCGCAGTTACTGGTGACGACTACACGGCTGCTATTAACAGTAAACTTGAAACCATTGAAGGTGTTCTTATCTTAAATGCCGTTGGGCAAACAAGTAGCCTCGTTGTGAACGCCCTTATTGCTAAGGCCGAAACTCGTGGTGATTCCTTTGTTGTTATTGACCCGTCAACTTCAACTGATGCTGCAACCATTGGTGCAGGTACTGTACAGGGTTACACCCCCTCGTCATACGCAGCGGTGTACTACCCAATGCTCAAGATGGCTGATCCAACCAAGACTGGGCCTGCTGCAATTCGTGACACCTACCCAGGTGGCGCTGTTGTTGGAGCGTACATTCGTTCAGAAGTGACTCGTACGGTTGCTAAGGCTCCTGCAGGTTATGGCACTGATGTTCGCAATGCGATTGGCCTCACGGCTACATTTACACCAACAGAAGCAGATGACCTTTACGCAAAGTACGGAATTAACTTGTTTAAGTCGGTTCCTGGAGCGGGAGTTATCATTAATGGTACTCGCACCCTTGACAAGCTTTCACCCGGCAAATACATCCCAATCCGCCGTTCGCTTAACTACATTAAGCAGTCCCTTAAGGACGCAACGCAGTTTGCAGTATTTGAACCTAACGACCAGCGCCTATGGGACCGTATCAGCATGACAACCTCAGCCTTCCTTGGTGAGTTCTGGCGTGCTGGTGGTCTTAAGGGTGGCAACTCTGCAGAAGCTTTTTACGTTACTTGTAACAGCACCAACAATACGTCAACCAGTATCAACAACGGTGAAGTACGCCTTGAGGTTGGAGTAGCCCTACAATACCCAGCCGAATTCATTGTAATCAACGTCAGTCAATGGACTGGCGGCTCTAACACCGTATCGAATCTCTAAGGAGTAATAAATGGCACGTTCAGCTGCAACAGACCCAATTCGTAACTTTAAATTCCAGGTTACGATCAATACCTCAGGCGCCCTTGGTGCCGCTACTACAGGACTAGGAAGCATCGGCTTTGCCGCTATGTCCGGTCTCTCAGTTAACAACGAAATGGTTGGTTACCGTGAAGGTGGCATGAACACCCACCCGCACAAGTTTATTGGCCAGTCAGATTTTGCTCCGGTTACATTTAGCCGTGGTGTGTTTGCTGAACAGGACCAACTGTACAAGTGGCAGCAGTTTTTGCATTCGTGGAACCAGGCTTCAAGTGGTTCAACAAGTGCGGACAATGACTACCGTTGTGACATCCTTGTCAAAGTTTTTGATCACCCTGTTTCTTCTGGTTCATACAGTACCCCTGGTGCCGTAAATGGGAACTCAGGAAATGTTGGTGATGCTCGTTTTGGTTTCAAGTTGTTTAACTGCTTCCCTGGAACCTACTCATTGAACGACCTTAACGCTGGTGACAGTGGCATTATGGTCCAACAGATGACTCTTAACCACGAAGGCTTTGTGATAGCCTGGACTAAAGAAGACGTAGAAAAACTTTCATCAATCTAATACTTAAACATAGGACTACAAATTGACACTTAAAACAGACGCAGACGCGGTTAACTCCGCTATCCGTGAACCAGTTCCTGAACTACACGCTCCAGAAACAGTCTCAGCAACCCTTCAGCGCGGCCTAATTGACCCTGCTACGGGGTTGTGGCAGGTTGACTCAGAAGTGCGTGAAATGACTGGGGCTGACGAAGAGTACATGGCTTCTTTAGAATCAAAAAATGCCGTAACTTATGGTGAGTACATGGCAACTTTGCTTAAGAGGACTGTTGTTCGTGTTGGTTCAATTAACATTGGCGATCATCCTTCGGCATTAGACAACCTTACAATCGGTGATCGAGACATTCTTTTCTTGGGTGTTATCAAGGCAACCTACGGTACTTCAAAAGACTTCCAAGTTGAATGTGGTAGTTGTAACAAGAGTAATGACATTGTTATGAATCTTGATGAGGATTTTCCAATTCAAACACCAAACGTAGATTTACGTGGTACAACAAGTCACACTCTTCGTAAAGGTAAAATTGTTAAGTTGCGTGTTCCTACGTCAGCAGACAACATGCAAATTGCCAAAAACGCACAATCTGCTTCTGCCCAGAACACCCTTATGATTGCAAAGTGTGCAGTCTGGGAAGATGGGGAAACAGCACCTACTGACGTTGAGGCATGGGCTAAAACCCTTAATGTTGCCGACCGTAATAACCTTGTTCGCAGCCTCCTTGAAATCAAGGCTGGCCCGAAGCTCGAGGCGGTGAATGTCCCGTGCGCTCACTGTAACGAAGAAATGGTTATAAGGATCGACTGGATCTCACTTTTACTTAGCTAATATCAAATATACTTATTGGGAATACGAACTGATTGCTTCTGTTTACAAAGGGTTTAACCTCTCGGATTTACGGTCAATGACTGTCCGCCAAAGGGACTTCTGGTTCCGTATGGCAAAATGGCGTAATACCTAACGGAGGAACCTATGGCAGATAAACCAATCATTGGCGATGATGGTGCAGTAGTATCCAAAAACATCCAAAAAGTAGAACGCGAAATGACGTCTGCCCTTAATAGGGTTCTTGACACTGTTGAAAAGCGCTTAGACAAAATTGGTCAGAAGTTTGCTGAAACAGTTAGTGGAGCAGTAAACGACTCTGCGGGTGGGAAAGTTGGTGGTGCTGGCACCAAAATTGCTGGTGGCATATTCCAACCAACAAGTTCCGCAATGGGCAAGGGTGCCGAATCTGGTGCGGAAAGTATTGGTGGAGTAGGTGGCATGCTTGGCAAGACCAAGATGATGGGTAACCTCAGTGCTACTGCAATGAACCGCATAAATATGGGTGTTACGGCAGTCAATATGGGCATTGACGCTGCAAACTCTAGGTTTGATCGTGGACGAGAAGGCGTTTTAGAAGCAGACCGTATGTCTGTGCTTTACCAGCAAATGACTGGTAAAAGTCAACTTGGTGTCAGCTCTACCTACAGAATGCCCCTTACCAACTACCGCCTAGGTGCAGGTGGTATTAATGCTTTGATGGGCTTAGAAGCCTCTACAGGCATCAGTGGTCGCCAACAGGCTTCAAGCGTTGAAGCTTTTCGTACCATGTCTGGTTACACCATGGGTGCTGGTGAAGCAACTGGAATGATTAACAACCTAGCAAGCGCCTCAACTGTAAACCGTATGTTTATGATGGGTGGAACATCTCTTGTTGGTATTGGCGGAAAACAAAACTCGGCAATGGATGTTATGAAGGGTATTGTTAAGTCAGCAGGACTTACTGACCCAGCAATCCTCAAAGGAGCGTTAGCTCCAGGTTCAATTACTCGTTCAAAACTCTCAATGATGGGTGTACCTGAGGAAATGCAGACTCAGGCAATTCAGTATGCTATGCAAAACCAAACCTTTAAAGGTAAGGGTGGCAAAGGTATGTACGACCCCAGCAAAGAAGCTGATCGTCGTAAAATGGGTATTGAGGAAAACTTTGCTACTCAAGTTGAAGAAACACAACGACTGGAGACAAAGCGTGACGAAAACTTCTACCGTCGTCAAGTAGACAACTACGCTCATCTTGAACGACAAACTCAATCTTTGACTAAAATGTTTGGCGCTCTAGAAGACAAGCTATCTGGAGTTCTTGGTTTAGTTGGATCTAATAAAATTGCAACATCAATTTTTCAATCTGCAACGGGACCATTTGGAGACCCATCTGGCGGTGGAGACCCAGCTGGTATTCCTATGCCACAAAACATTTCTGCAGCGGCGTCAAAAACTTCATTTAACAATCTAAGCGCTCAATTTAAAGAACGCCTTACTAAAATGATGGCAGACAACCCAAATGTTACGTTTGGTCAGGGTGTTCGTTCATCAGCTGATCAGCGAACAATGTTCTTATCCCGTTATACCAAAACAAACTCTCCAACAAATGCTAATGGTGAAAAGAACTGGCAATGGGACGGCGCCTACTGGGAACACACAAGTGGAGCACCTGCAGCACCCCCAGGACGTTCTATGCACGAAATTGGACTTGCAGCAGACCTTGGTGGAGACTTGGATTGGGTTGTTAGGAATGCTCACAAATACGGACTAAAACACTTTGCAGATGTCAATGGAGAAAACTGGCACGTTCAACCCGCAGAACTCCCTAATGGTAGAGCTGCTTATGAAAAAATGGGAGCACCTTGGGGTAGGGGCCCTGCTGGCGCAGCTCCTTTTGATCCAAGCTCAAATTTTGGTGATTCATTAGATCACTCACCTAGAGGAAAAATGGCAGGTGGTTCTAGTACCTCCCAATCTTCTTCTAGTAGGAGTTCCAGTAGGAGTATGCGTGCTCCAACAATTTCTGAAAAAGTAGCAGCAAAACTAAGCCCAATTGGTGCTGGTGGGTCTAGTGCTCCATCTGGACGAAGGGTTATATCTGGGCGCGTTAAAGGAGCTAGTGGCACTGATGTCATTACATCTTCAAACTTGCCTTTTGGTGGACAAGCACCATCTGGTGTAAGTATCACGCAATGGTCTACTGATTTTTTAAATAAAGTTGGAGCACCTGTTACAGAGTCAAACATTCAAGCAATGGCATCATGGATTGCTAGTGAAGGAACTAGAGCAGCATTTAACCCTCTTGCTGTAATCACTAATCCAGATGCTGGCGCTCTTGGTTGGACCGAATTTAACTCTGCTGGAGTAACAAACTTTACAAGTTACGAACAGGGTCTTGAGTACAACGTAAGGCACATGACTAAACATGGTGTAGGTGTTATTAACGCTTTAAAAAATAAAAGCAATAACCCATACGACATTGCAACTGCTATTGAAAACGCAAGTTTTCAAGGCAAAGGATCACCAAAAAATACTCTTGTTCGCCAAAACTTGCAAGCACGACATGTACCTGAACCAACAACATCGGGAGACCCAGTGGGTACAAGAATGAGTGGGGGTAGTGGCGGAGGTGGAAGTGTTTCCCTTTCAGGTGGCCACACTTTTAACATCAGCCCAACAATTAATGTGTCTGGTGGGGGATCTGGTTCTCAAATTGATTTGCAAAAGATTGCACATGAAATAGCAGTTCTAACTCGCCGTGAATTAGAACTTGAGATGTTGAGGAGTAACTAATGGGTTACCGCGAAGATGGAAATTTTGGATTTATTGATCAATACCCAATCAGTAGTGGAATTACAAACCCAACTTTTACGTACCCTACTAGGGGTATTAGGTTTCTTGAAGCCCAAGCAGCACTTGACAAAGTAAAAGATAGTTACAAACTACATCGTGGATATATTCGAAACTTAGACCAACCTGCTTTAGGGGCAGCATTTCCTGTAAGTAAATGTAAATTTCAATTTAATCCACAAGAAATTCGTCAAGATGTGTCAATGCGTGAAGACGTTTACCACGCAATTCTTCAAGACCCAGCCCAACTGACACAACCTATTGGTGCTGTTACTAGTTTTACTTTTGACTTAGTTTTTGATAGGTCTATGGAATTAGCAAAAGGTGGACCTGGAGCACTAGCAGTAGACCGCAATGCAAATTTATTTGGAGAAACTAG